GCCGTCTCCTGCTGTTTGATCCAGTCGAGCTTTTTTCAATTGCAGATCAATCATTTTTAATTTTTTGTTTAGTTTAGCAGTTTTAGCAGTGAGAGCATGTCCTAACATGGTGCCGGCCACAGCAAATATTTCAGCAGCAAAACGACTGTCTACATTGTAACCTAAATCCATCAAGTTATCAAAGCTGTCTGTGGCTTTTTGTGCCAGTGTATCCATTTCTTGGTCACTGGCTTCAAGACTTTTTACCATGGGCAAAGCTGCATCTATCTTGTCCATGGTCAAATTTACTTCGGCTATGTATGCTTGTGTTTGTTCAATAGTAGGCTGTTCAGACTGAACGGGGTCGTCAGACGGAAGGTCAAATAGTTCTTCTAATTTACGCATACCGTATTTACTCAGAAAACAACCACAGTGGGCTATTTGCCGCCTTTGTGGAACATTTGATCTTCAGTTATTACTCGGAATACCAGCCCGTTCTTTTTGCACCAGGCTTGAGCTGCTGCCCATTTGGCATAGTTTATGGCCACAACAGCACGTTCTCTTGTGCTCATGTTGGATTCAATCACACTTTGTTTTTTGGGTTTGATTTCAATCAACTCTGCTTTTACTTTGTTGTCTTTGGTTTTATAGGTCATCAGGATGTCAGGTATGTACTGACTCATTTTACCTGTAAGAGGATTTCTGTAGGGTATTGCAATGCTTTCACTGGCCCATTGCAGTACAAAATTGTTGTTGTCGCAGAATCTGAAAAATGCATGTTCCCAACCTGATCGATATCTAGGCTGCCCTTTGCCCACATACTTGTCTGGATTGGCGAGAGCGTATATTCCGTTTGCCCAGCGGCTCATGATAGTACGTTTCTTGCAGTGTAGTAGTTGGAAGTAACTGACGCACCAAACCCCAACAAGGTGCTGGCGTTTCTCATGCTGTTGAGATAGTAACACAGGGTCTGTGTTAGAGTGATTGAGTCTTGGCCTTCCAAAGATGCCAACACAGTAAGCACATTGGTTCTGGTTTCATTGGCAATTCTAAACAATGCCACTGTGAAATTGCCAGCTGCTTGATCAGTTGTAAACACGCTCTTGAGATAGCTGTATACTACATCATACTCTTCGGCATTTACAAACTGTTCGTATTCATAAAAACTGTCAAAAATTCTAACAGTAAGATCTGTACCTGGATTAACAACGTTGACTGAGCCGCCCATGATTATCTTCCTGGTGATCTAGGAAACACAAAGCCGCCCGAGCCGCCCGGTTGCTGACGAACAGCAGCTGGTATGCTGTTTCTAATTGCGCCCTTGAGTCCAATGTTGGCTTCTTCATTTACCACACTCCGAAGGTTCACACCTTTGAATGTGTTGACGGCTGTTCCACCTTTTTGTATTGCGCCAATGATGCCGGCCACGCCGCCACTTTGCAAATCTTCCACAATGCCCACGCCTGCATCCAACAAGCCGCCTTGGCCCAGTACTGATCTAGTAGAACCTGGTCGTGCCAGACTTGATCTAATGTTGTCGTAGTATGCTGGGTCTGCAAAACCTTTCACATTGGTGTCTGGTCTTGAGCCGCCAATGGCACCTGAATAGTATTTTACAGTTTCGTATTCAATGGTCATTTTGTTGCTCATGATGCCGCCGCTTTCGGCGTAGCTGTAGGTGTCGTGGTCCCAAGTTTTGATCAATGGATTGATTAGCACGTAACTAGCAAACTTGTGTTGGTCCATACCGTATATGGTAATGTCTCTAAAGAATGGTGGCTTGCCTGATGACTGATTACCGCCTGACCCCACACCTGGGCCGCCTGCATTGCCTTGACTGTATGACTCGCCAATGAATCCCCAATCGTTTACTGTGCGATTGTTGGCATAGATATCTCTAACGCCATATGCAAATCCAGGCTCATTGGCCACTGCACCTATGCTGCCGTTTTGATTGCTGGCTGAGCCGTATTGTTGATTGGAATCTTTGTAGTAGTAACTGTAGTAGTTGTACCACATGTTACGACTGAGGTCGCCACCGTCATCATGAAATTCAACTTGCACCGGTTGGTAGTTGATTTTCTTTTGTATCACACGTTTGCGATTGTATTGGTTTAGTGTTTCGGTATCAATTGAGAATGATGGTAACTGAATTGTTTTGACCAACAGGCTCAAGGAACTTTTATCACCTTCAGGAAACACTGCCGCTAGGGTAGGAACTTCACTGGTGTTGATGTTAAAGTATACGTGGAATAAGAACTTGTTCCGAGGAGCAAGTTCATATCCATTTGTAAGGAACGTTTTTGAAGCGTGGGCATAATCTTTAAGACCTTGCCCACCAAAAAATCCTTTGAGAAAATCTTGCCCAAAGGCCATAAAAGATTATCCCGTTACAACGTCATTTACTGTACGAGCAACAACTGTACCAATACCAGTACCGTTAGGTGTTTGATTGGCGTTGTCATACTTAATGGTCATTGCAATTGTGGCAGGTTCATTTGAGCTGTATGCCATGTCGCCGTAGTCGGCCTGTTGCAAATAGCAACCATACAATTCCCATGTTTCCAACACAATAGCGTCTGATGCGCCATTGCCGCCGTCAAGCACTTCAAAACGTGTGGTGAACTTGTAGTCAATACCAGAAGCAGCAGATGCCATTTCCATAAAGTCCATTTGTTTTTGTACTTGTTCGCCAACCAATCGAGTAACTGCACCAGATGCGTCATCACGCAGGGTGCAAGTGACATCGTTCCATGTGGCACGACCGGCCAAATGCAATCTACTGTTGTAGATTGGGATTTCAATGTCTTCAAACTGAAGGCTAGGACGTTTGAAGTCCATGACTTGTTTGGTTAATTCTGTTCGGGGTGTGCTCACTCCGAAGTTTTCAAATATCACTCTAAAGCGATATTTAAGTTTAGGCATGAGTAACCCTTGGTTGCTGGCGCTTTGATCGCTAGCCAAGGGCACTGTCATTCTTGTTAATGATGCAACGGCCATAGTGTTATCTCCTATAATGTTATTTATGAGATCTCAGACCAAAAAAAATGGGGTGTTGCCACCCCATTTTGTTGCCTAGCGGTGCCGTTAAGCTGCCTGAGCAGTGGCCACCGCACCTGCTGCAATTTCGCCAGTGTTCTTGAGACGGATTGGAATGTAGATAAATTCCACTGCCTTCATTGGTTCGATTGCAATGTCAACCCACAATTCGTTGGCATCAATTCTTGCTGGTGTGTTGTTGGTGTCATCACACACAACCAAGAAGTCATAGATACCACGTTTGGCAATCAAGTCAATCATCAGTCCATTCACAGAATTTTTAATTTCATCTCTAGTGATTTGATCGTTTGGCTCAAACAAGAATTGTTTACCAATTTCTTCAAGTCTTGATCTAATAAAGCATACCAATCGTGCAACGTTGATTCGATCCAATGATGTGGTTGGAGCATACACTGTTTTGTTACCAAAGTTTGTGATGCCCACACCAGGAACAAACGTAATTGGGTTGATGTCATTCACATACAACACATCACGCAGGCCTTGGTTTACGCCAATAGTAACAAACTCGCCGGTTTGTCCGTTAATGTAACCAATTGCATCTGCATTGTCAATCACACCACGGCGTGTACCAGCCGGCGCCAACCATGGATAGCTAACTTCGTCACTGCGGATGATTGTTCTAACCATCATGTGACTTGGTGCTGTGACCACACTGCTGCCGCTTAGGTCAACAGTTCGGCAGCTGGGCCAGAACACACCCAGATATGGAGAACTAGTTACCAATCCGTCACCTGTGATGTAACCATCACCAGCGTTGTTAGTTGCCCATGTCACAATGTCGTTACCAGTGCCTGGCAATCGCATTGGTGTGTCGCCAACCACAAACGCTGTGTTATTTCTTTCGTTGCTGAGTGCTACCATGTTGGTAATCAACTCAGGATAAGCAGTACATGCAATCAAGTTGAATTGCACTTGTTCTTCTCTAATGGTAACACTGGTGTCGATACCTGACTTCAATGCTGCCACAATCAAAGCACGTTGAGCAAAACGTCCCATGTTTGGTGCGCCATTGTCTTTGTTGCCGCTGGCAGTAACCCAGGCATTGGTTTGCAATGGATCCCAGTATGCTGTGTTCGAAGGTGCTGTTCCTGTTGGAGGCACAGCAACTGCCACATACAACACTGTGTTATACAACACTGCATTGCCAATGGCATATTGAGTGCTGGCACTGTATGTGTCATATGCAAAGTCTGCTGCATTGAAATAATCAGTCTGGAATGACTTAACATTGAATCCTGAACGACGTGTGTTAAACAGCAACATTCCTGATGGATACAAAGTATAATCAGGAGCGTCAACGTCTAAGTAATCACTGGTCAGCAAACTCTTAATTGTTGGCAATGCTCCAGTAATAGGATTCACTATGCCTGTAGAGCTCCAGCGAGCATCTGCAAACAACACTCCATTTTCTGTAGTTTGATCAGCGTTATCAAGGGTTACCCATTGATCAACCCCATCCACATTAGACCAACGATTGATCACTGGATAAATTTCCAAATTGCTGGTGTCAATCCACAAATCACCATAGGCCAAATCAGTGGTACCATCACTTTGTGTGGTAGGAGCACTGGCGCTGATTTGCGGACCATTTGGATCAGTTAGGCTGAGATTGTCACCGCGCACATCGTTAGTTTCGTTTCTGTAACCAACCCAACCAGTACCACCTTGAATCATAATGTCAACTTGATTGGTAGCTGAATAATACCAGTAGCGACCATCAGCAGGGTCTTGATCAATTGCTGTTGGGCTTGCAACATAATCCAATGCAACCCATCCACTCAATAACAGTTGTTCTTCGTCATCAATAACAGAATTTCTGCAACCAGTCACTATGTTAGTAAATCCTGC